CTCCCGTCACGCGATCGGTTCAGGACAGACCTGGGAAGGTCAGGCCTTCTTGATTCCGCACACCGCACCGGACCACTTCGGCGCGTAGAACACCGGCGACCCCAGCCAGTACGACCCGATGTCGTACGTGTGCTGGATGATCGGCCAGTTGATCGCCATGTAGTCCTGCGGCAGGTGGTACTCGACCGTCGCTCCCACTTCACTGTCGGGGAACGGCAGCGTGTGCGACCAGATGATTGAGTTGCCCTGCGGCATGTACGGGTGGACGGTGAACGGCACTTCCTTGCCGGTGACCTCGTTCACGATGTGTGACACGAGGCTGCCGAGACGGACGCCACCGACGTCGGCCTGGACGATCTCGAGTCGGTAACCCGGGGTCGTTGAGCCGGCCTTGAGGGCCTCGGACTGCTGCTTCCGGTCGATCCCGTTGATCAGGATCTCGTCGGGGTTGGCCAGGTTGCCACCGGAACCGATGTCGTACAGAGCCGCGAAGGCGGTCTCGAACTCGGCGCCGGGGGCGCTGGTCGACAGCGCGGCGTTGAGCCGGTTGACGTACCCGGATTGCGTCGGGTCGAGCTGCACGGCGAGGAACCCGTCGTACGCGTCGGCCGATGCGGTTGTGCCCGCGGCCGGCGCGTTCGCGCCGGTGCTCGGCGCACCGCCGGTGCCACCACCGGTGAAGTTGATGGTGATGACGTTGTAGCCCGACGTCCCGGCGTAGAAGCAGTTCGCGTTGCCGGTCGTGGTGCCGGCGTACGCGTTGTAGCCGACTGCTCCGGTGACGTCGACGACGGTCACGTCGAGGACCTTGCCGGTGACCGCTGACAGCGCTGTGCTGTTCAGCTCGTTCGCGCCGGTCGTCTCCCCGAACATGGAGAGCGCGGTGACACGGACGAACAGGTTGGCGATGTTCGCCGAGTTGCCCGTCTCGCCGGCACCGGCGGTGCGAGCCGCGGCGGTCGGTGTCGCGGGAGCGGTGATCGCCCCGACGAATCCGGAGTCGGTGCCACGTGCACCGAGGATCGCCCGTTCGTCGCCCAGCATCGACGCCCACAGGAGCGCCGTCTGGGACAGTTGACGGATGTCCTCGTAGCCGCGGCCCTGGAACTCGGCCGACCAGGTGACCATGTCGGAGAAGCCCATCTGCTTGTAGTTGATGGACTTCTCGTCCGCCGCGTAGCTGATCTTCGCGCCCCGGCGCAGGGTCAGCGACCCGAACGACGCGGTCGTCGAGTCGTTGATGAACGGCGACAGGTTCGCGACGCCACCGACACCGGCGTTGGACAGCCCGGTGATCCGCTTGAACTTGCGGGCCAGACCGACGCCGGGGAGACGCGCGATCCGGTTCCGCAGCGGCGTATCCTTGGGGACGAGGAACTTGGCGGGGGCTTCGAGGTCGTACGCGACGAGACCGGTCGACAGTGGCGACGTCAAGGTGATGTCCTTGATCATGTCGTCCTGCAACTGCTTCGCCGTGGTGAGCTCGGTCTGCAGCGACGCGATCGCGTCGGCCGACAGGGACTTGCTCAGCGCGCCCGACGCGAGCAGCGACTCGAGCTGCTTCGTCGGGGACGGGCCGGGCTGGATGCCCTGCAGCATCTTCACGACGTCTTCGCCCTGGAAGACTTCGGCGTCGTTCAACGCCTTCTTGTAGTCACCGAAGGCGGACGCGCGTTCCTTCGGCTCGAGGTCGGGGAACATGTCCTTGAGTTCGGGTGCCTGCAACATGTGCGGCACTCCTTTCGGGTTTGGTGACGGAACTGGGGTGTCGGGTTAGGTGAGCGCGGCGGTCGCGGTTGCGATCTGCTCGTCGAGCTCGTGGAGGTTGGTGCGGAGCACCTCGCTCCACCCGGGGTCGGTTGACTTCACGAACTGTTCCTGCACGTCGGCGCGTGCGGCTTTGAGGAGCTGCAGTTCGCTGACCTTGTCGGCCGAGTTCTGCTGTGCGGTGGTGCGGGTCTTCACGGGCCCGCCTGGTGCTGCTGCCTTCTTCACCTCTGCGAGGTCGGCCTCGAGCGCGGTGTCGCGCTCCGCTGAGGCGTCGGTCGCCTTCGTGATCTCGGCGGCAAGGTCTTCCTTCGTCGCGACATCGTCGAGGCCGAGGGCCTTGCGGAACGTTGCGAGCTGTTCCTTCTGCTCGTCGGTGGCGTCGTCGTCGGTGGCGCTCTTGACGAGGCCGGTCATCGTGGGCAGATCCATGGTCGCCTCCTCGGCGGGAGTGTCGCCCAGGAGGGCGGTGAGGGTGTCGCGGGCCTTCGTGAACGCTTCGGACAGGTCGGGCCGGATCGACTTTTCGGCCGCTTCGGTTTCGCCTTCGACGGCTTCACGGAACGCGAGGCCGGCGACGAGGGAGAGCGCCGTGTTGACGCAATCGACCGCGTACGAGAGCTGGTCGACATCGCGATAGTCGTCGGCTTCGCCAGCCTGGACTTCGGCCCATTCACGGTCGAGGGAGATGCCGAGCTTCGCGGCGAGACGCGCCAATTCGGTCGCGACAGCGGTGAGGGCGTCGCCGTCAGCGGCTTCCCACTCGGGTGACCCGGGTTCGTCGGGGGTCTCGACGTCGCCAGTGGTGTCGAGTTCACCGTCGGCCTTCTCGATCGGCACGACGAGCTCGGGTATCCCGTCGCCGAGGATCACGGGAGCGGCGGGCGTGATGACGGCGCCAGCGGCCGAATCCTTGAGTGCCGCGGTCACGGCCTCGCCGAGTTCGGCAGCGCTCTTCACGTCGCCGTTGACCGTGACATTGATGACGGTGTCGCCAGAGGCGCCCTTCTCGGTGGTGTCGACGTCGGCGCCGGCGCCCTCACCTTCATCCTCGACCGCCTTGAGGAGCAGAAACGATGTGCCGTTCGCTGGCTGGCGCACACCATCGACGCGGTCGGCGTCGAGCGCGATCATCTCGGTGACTTCCACGACGTCGGTCATGTCGGCGCTCCTACAATGAAGTGCCCCGGCGCCGCTGTGAACGGCCCGGGGCATGGCCGACACCTACGAGGAGGTCTCGACGTGGCCAAGGGTACGTGCTCTGTTTCGGGCTGCGGCCGGCCGCACTACGCGCACGGGTGGTGCCAGGCGCACCACTCGCGTTGGAGGAAGACCGGGGACATTCGTCCCGAAGTGCCGGTCGGATCGCGGCAACCTCGCCGGGGTCTCTTGTGCTCAGTCGATGGGTGCGACCGCCCAGTCGTTGCGCGTGGGCTGTGCGTCGGCCATGGGCGCCGCGTCGATCGTTGCGGTGACGTGCAAGCTCACCGTCCGCTCCGACGCCCGCACCCGAGTGGTGTGTGTTCGGTCGACGGCTGCGACGCGCGGCATGTGGCGCTCGGTTGGTGCCAGGATCACTACGACATCTACCGGCGCTACAAGGTCACGCCTGAGCGGTATATCGAGATGCTGACCGAGCAGGGCGGTGGCTGCGCCATCTGCGGCGCACCGGAGAAGAGCGAGCATTTCGCCAGGCTGGGCGTCGATCATGATCACGCGTGCTGCGGTGAACGGAAGCGGTCGTGTGGTCGGTGCGTCCGAGGGTTGCTGTGCACGAACTGCAATACGCTGCTCGGCCTGGTCGCCGACAACGTCGAGCTGCTCGAGAGGGCTGCCGACTACGTGCGGACCTGGGCGAGCGTCTCATCGTCGGGAGTACGTCTCGCCGCTCGCCCTTGAGGGCTGAGACCAGTGATCGCGCCGGACTTCACGAGCGCCCACGTCGGCTCATCCCATTGGATTCCAAGCAGCCAATCGCCGGCCTTGACGACCGTGTCGCCGATCTCCCAATCGTCGCCGCGCCAGATGTAGGACTCGACGACATCGCCGCGCCCGACCGCCGCTTCGTCGGCGCTGTGGAAGATCCCGATCTCGCGGGACTTCATCATGAAGTTCCACGCGCACTGTTCGAGCGCATCGGCCCCCACGAAATCCCTGTGGCCGTCCTTAGCCACACCCGCGTCGACCTTGTTGGCCGCGTAGGCGATGCCGAGCGTGTAGCGGTGTTCGTCGTTGGACTTGACGACGGTCAATGCGGCGTCGGCGTCGGTCTCGTCGAGCGCCTCGGTGATCGAGAGCTCGCGCGCGAGGTCGTCGAGTTCTTCGACGGTTTCGCTCTTGAGGACGCCGCCGTCGTACTCGCGGTGGGTGCGCTTCGCCATGCGTGGCCTCCTACTCGGCGTCCGTGCCGGTGATGGGTACGAGCGCGCACAGGCATTGGGGATGGACGGGCGGGTCGCCGTTCGGCCAGTCGTCATCGATCCCGATCGGCGACGCCGCGTCGTTCTCTTCGCAGAGCTCGCATGCCCCGTCGGACAGCAGCCAGCCGACCTGCTCGATGTTCGAGGCCCGGTACTCGTCGAGCGTCGCGACGGTCACAGCACGCGCAGTTTCGGTGCGGGCGACCATCTCGGCGTAGCTGGGGTCTTCGAGCTCGTCGCGGATCAGCCGCTCGAGCGCGCTGGTCGACAGGCCCTGGTCGAGACTGTCGCCGAGGAGTTGGCCGAGCGCGTCGAGACGGTGCTCGGCGATCGACTTGATCTGCACGCCGGCCTGGTCGAGCAGGCCCTGCAGTCCCCGGCCGGTGTCGCTCCCCCAGGCTTCTTCGGCGGCGGCAGCATGGCCGGGCTTCCAGGTGTCCCAGTCGACGGCACCGCCGAGCTGCTCGGTCGCGCCGTTGATGCCGGCGGCATACGACTCGCCGTAGAGACGCTGCAGAATCTCGGTGAGGTCGTCGGTGTTGGGGTCGACGGCAGCCTTGGCGAGTTCGTCGACGTGGGCCACGATGTCGTCGACGTCGTACATGGCTCCGAACGCGTCCGCGAGCTGGGGTGCGAAGTGGGTG